GCACCGTCGTTGGCGCGTTCGGTCTCGGCTTCGGCGAGCCAGGCGGCGAGCTCCACCCGGGCGGCGGACTTGGCTTCGACGACGACACCGGGGATTCCGGCGATGTCGCCGCGGTCCTTCGAGCCGTTGGCGGCGCGGCGTTCGGCGTGGGGCACTCCGGTGCCGCGCAGGTAGTCGACGATCTTGGACTCCCATGCGGTGCCCTTGGCGCGGCTGGCGGTCATGACGTCGCCTGTTCCGGCCATCGGGTGGTGTGCCGCTCCAGTGGTGTTCCTATATAACACTGGAACACCACTCTGTTCTGGATCATCGGAACACTTTCCATGATCCGAAACACCACGAAAGATCATCGATTTCACGAGTCCACATAGTGATGGTTTGTCCTTCCCTTGCCGGGGGTCGTTCGGACTCGGCCGCCGGCCGCCTGAATAGCCTTTTGCACCCTCTGGGCGCCCCATTGCAACGCAGCCATGAGATCGTTCTGCGAGCATCCGGGGTTGCTTCTAATGGACTCGACGATCGTTTTGGAGTCCGTCTGCTTGCGCAAAGACGCTCGGTCCCAGCCGCCCAGCGCGAGGCGTCGGGTCGATTCGTCGTATGTCAGTTGCTCCTCGGGAACGTCGACGTCGCGACCTTCGGCCCGCATGAACCGCAGCCCCGACTCGAAGTCTTTCGTCAGGTACCACATCGAATCCGGCCAGCCCTCGAGGCGTTGCGACCCGATTGCGGTCTCATCGCCGGCCTCGACCCGCGCCTTGGGTGTGTGGACCGGCATGACGAGCTCGCTGACTCCGGCCTCCTGTTTGATGACGTCGAGGGTGTCAAGGAACGCTCCGACCTGTGCCTCGTCGTTGCCGTTGTCGAGTGATCCGACGTAGGCCCGGGAGTACGGGTCGAGCAGCCACAGGCCGACGTGGCGCTCGCGGAGCCAGCGGACCACCCAGGTCCGCACCTGAGCGTCGCGTAGGGGCAGCGGGACGCCCCGTAGGTGCATGATGAACACCCGGTCGGTGTTGACGATGCCCACGTCTCGGATCCAGCGGCGGTACTGCCGTTGGTCGACCTCGTAGTTGAAGACGGCGATGGCGGCGTCGGCCGCAGCGACGGCGAACCGATTGAGGAACGGTTCACCGTCGACGTAGGACCGGATCAGATTGTTGATGATGCTGGTCTTGCCGACCTTGCGGCCGGCGACCAGGACCGCGTTGTGGCCGGCGCCGAGCAGTCCGTCGAACCGCCAGTTGGTTTCCTCGTCAGGTATTTTGATCTCGTTAGTGAGGCTGCCGTGGGTTGTCGGCGCGGACCATGTGCGGGCGTGACGTTCGGCAGCGAAGATGTCCCGGGCCTCGGCCTGGATGTGGAGCCGGGTCACCTCGCGGGCGAGGGCGTCGCTTCGGCCGTCTGTCGCCGCGGTGGTTTCGTCCACGAACTCAGCTCGCCAGGTCTTGGCCCCGAACGCGGAGGCGATCGTCGTCTCGGCCCGCCAGGTCTTGCCGTCGTACATGGTCTCTTCGAGAGCGCCGAGCAGGTAGTGGGCCGCCTCGGCCCTTGACAGGAAGTCCGGCACGAAGTGATTGAGGGCGATCGCCGCGTCGTTCAGCCTGTTGTTGATGGTCCCGTTGGGTGCGGCGCGGAGGGCCTCGAGGTGGGGCCGGACGAATTCGCGGGCCTGTTCTCGGGTGAACCGTCGTGCCGCGAACTGGTCCCATAGTGACTCCTGCTGCCGGGGTGCGCCTTGCATCTCCTCGTCGGGTGGCGGTTCAGTCGCGCCGGGCACCACGAGGAAGTCCAGCCACGCCGGCGGCAGTTCGGGAAGGTCGGCGGGGCGCGGAATCTCGCATTCGCTGCCGTCTGGGCTGTACCACCGGTAGGTCCAGCCGGTGTCGCGGTGGATGCTCGGCCATACCACGGCGTAGCGGTGGTCCCGGCGGATAACGTCGATGTGGTCGCCGAAGCGGATCCGGAACCGTTTCTCGGCCCCACGTAGATTCGCGTTCAGCGGTACCCGGTAGAACCTGATGCCCGAGGGTGCGAATGGCGCACGGGAGGTGCTCCTGGCCGATTCGGGCAGCGGTCCGAGTTCCGCTTCCGCGGCGGCGATACTGATGTCGCCGACCTTGCCGTCGTAGGCGTCGACGTCGATGCCAATAATGTCGCCGGGCAGCCGGAGCGCGATGTTATGGCTGGCCTCTTCGCCCTCGAGCCAGGATTGAATGTCGGGCCAGGAGACGTTGCGGCCCTCGTATCCGGTGTAGCCGGATACGGGCGCGTCCTTGCCCTTGACGGGGATGGGGTTGGCCCAGCCTGCTCGCCAGTAGGCCTGCGCGGCGTCGCCGTATGGTTTGCTCATCCGACCTCGCCATGCTCAAAGCGGGCCGAGCGCGCTTGCTGGTAACCGTGACTGATTATCTTGCACTGGTCGTGCGTTGCGAATCCCCGCAAGAGAAAGCCGGGCACATCTTCACAGCGGATGTCGTAGCTTCCGATTGATGCGCTGTCGTCGGCGATCTGGAACTCAAACCGACTCGCCGGGCTCCCCTGGCAGTGTGCGCATGGAATCCACGCCCGGGCAAGGAGCGAACCCTCATGCAGGAAGAGCAGTGGCGGTGCATATCCGTGGTGGTTGTCGGGCCGGGGTATCGGCCCCAGTAGAACGGTGGGAGATCCAGCCTCTGACAGAGAGGCTGCCGCATCGACCACCTTGTCGAGGTCGTTGTCCGTGAGGTCACCTTTCACCTCACACCAGAGATGGTCGTCAGGGAGCCAGAAGTCGGGCAGGTAGGCGAACCCGTCGTTGGGGTCGAGCCAGTTGGTGATACGTCGCTTCACCACTACGCCTTGTGGCTCGTACTCCCATTTGATCCCGAGGTGGTCGAAGAAGACGGCCCACCGGGCCTCGAGTCGTGACCGGAACCGGCACCCGGCGTACCGGGTCTCGATGGCCTTGATGGTCACGCCTCGCCCCTCCTTGGTCAACTCGCTGCCCGGCCCCCATCCACTGGGGCCGGGCACTTCTTGCTAGGCGGTCTCTAGAACGGCGGCTTGTCTCCACCGGCGGCGCTCGGTTTGGGCGCCGCGGCCGCCGCCGGAACGCTGCCGTCACCGCGGACGATCTTCACCTCGAAGTGTTTGAGTGTCTTGCCGCCTGCGCGCTTCTCGATCTGCGTCAGGGTCACGCTCAGCTCGTCGCCGACCTCTGGCCGCTGCTCGACCAGCGCCAGCTTGAGCCTTGTTTGGCCGGCGGTCAGGGTGCGCTCCTCGCCGTCACCGCAGCGCAGTTCCACTTGCGGTACGAGGTTGCCGTCGTCGAAACGGTGGCGGCGGATGCCGGTCACGACACCGGAAATGGTGTCGCCGACCTTCTCGAACTTGATGAAGTTGCCCGCGGTCTTGAGTTCCGGGTCGTCCCAGATAGACATGTGTGTGGGTCCTTTCGGGCTGGACTGGGTTGGGCTACGCCGCCGTGGTGACGGCGTCCTTTAGCACCTTCTGGTGCAGGTGGTTCTTGCGGTTTGCGGCAAGTCGGGTGTGCTCGGCGGTCCAGGCGTCGCGGTACTGCGACCACAGCGCCTCCAGTTCCTCGGCGGAGGTGGCGGCGCCGATCAGGCCGGGCAGGTCGGTGATGGGTTCGGTGTCGAAGGATCCGGCGACGGCGGCAACGGCCTCCTGGACGGCCGCGTAGTCGACGCCAGCTGGATCCTCCGGCTCGGGAGCCACTCCGCCGAACGACGCATTCGCGAGCAGTCCCTTGCGCTTGCGCCACGTGCGGACCTGGTCGCACAGGTCGGCGGCTTCCCATCCGGCGCGCAGGTCGATCCAGTACAGGTCGCAGCGACCCTGCCCGGCGGGCAGGTGGATGATGATGCCGGCGTTGTGGCTGACCCCGGTGGAGTCGCGGCCGGGCTTGCCCGGTTCGTACAACCAGCCTCGTGAGTAGAGCGCCAACTGAACTGCCATCTTGCCCACGCCGTACTCGATTGAACCGGTCTTGATGTCGGCGACGTAGCGCTCGCCGCCGTACTCGACGATGCGGTCGAAGGTGCCGGCTACCTTGAGTCCGTCGAGCACGATGAACTGTTCGATGCCGTGAATCGTCAGCGGCGCCATCGCGGTGGCGTAGGCCTGAAGGTCGGCCCGGTTGGATTCGGGGACGTCGGCGAGACTGATCTGCCCGTGGTCATACCGTTCGGCCAGCTTGTGCAGCGCCGTGCCGGTGGTGGCGGCGGCGCTGGCGGCGGCGGCCTCCCGGGCCGAGTCGACGATCCGGTTGAGCTCGTCCTTGTCGTCGGCGTGGGCCGATACGGAAAGCAGCAGGTCGGGCCGCTTCGCCAGGCCGAGGGCGACCATTCGCTGCTGCCACAGGCCGAGGCTGAACATGTCCTCGACGGTGCTGGCGAAGGTGGTAACGCGGGTGTACGGAACGGCCTTTCCGCCGTTCACGGGCACGATCATTGGCCGCTGCCACCGGTCCCGCGGCACCTTGCTCTCGGCAGATTCGATGTCGTCCCACACGTTGTTCACTTCTCTGCCCTCCGCGTCGCCTCGATGAGTCGCTGGTCGCGTCGCAGTTGGGCGGCGGCGAGGCGGGCCTGTCGCGCCCGTTCGGCCCGCAGCGCCGCCATGGCGGCCGGGCCGCACAGGACGGCCTGCCGCTCGCGCTGGACGTCGGTGATGGTCACGTCGCACCGTCCTCGGGCCGCCGTACGGTCTGACCCGGCTCAACGGTGTAGGGCGCGAACGTGGGAACCGGACCGCCGGTGGCGAACTCCGGCCGCACGTCCTCGGCCGGCCAGTTCACGGTCTCGTTCCCGAACCTGATGCTCACCGTCAGGTGGCAGTGGCCACCGACCGCCGTGTCGTAGTCGTAGCGCGGCTCTGAGTTCGCGATGACGTCGTGCCACTCGCCGTCGACGTCGCGGATCTGGACCCGGTCGCCCGCCTTAACCTCGGGTGGCGTGCCCTCGAACGGGACGGCCTTCACACCCCCACCGCCAACCCACATGGACACGCACACCCCGGACACCCGGCATGTGCCGGCTCCCCGTCCTCCGGTGTGGTGCAGTGTGCGCACGGCTGGGTCAGGTCGCCGAAGTCCTCGACGATGGCCCAAAACTGGCCGGTCGTGCTCAGCTCCTCCACCGGCTCCGGCGCCCGGTGCTTGCCCACCCGGTCCGCCGCGACGACGAGGAACATCCGCGGCGGCAGGTCCGACGGGGTCTGGCGCCGCGGCCAGGTGGCGTAGAAGTCTTCCGGCAGCAGCGAGTCGCGGGCCTTCGGCAGTGGCGCCATGAGGCGTTCCACCTCCTGTTGTCGACGCCGGTGGCGGGCGTGGCCCAGTGGCGGCAGGTCGTGGGCGTCGCGGAGCAGGTCGACGCCGATGGAGACCACCGGGATGCACGCGGCCAGGGACAGGAGGAAGGCGATCACGTCTCGGTCCTTTCACTGTGCTCGGCGAGGATGTGCGCGAAGGTCGCGGTCACATCAGGCATGGCGGCGACGGCGTCCATCCAGGCGAGCGTCTCGTCGAGGGGGCCGAGCTCGACGGTGGCTTCGTCGTGGATCGCGGTCCGCGAGTCACCCCGCCCGCTGTAGGTGAGCGCCAGGACCATGACGACGGTGAAGGCGACGTAGACGGCGGCGATGATCACGGCGCCATTCCCCTCGCCCGCCGGATCCAGGTGCCCTCGGCCATCGCGTCCAGCCGGTTGTGAACCTCCCGGTCCGGGCACGGGTTGGCTGGACACCACGGGCACGGGTCGGCCTCCTGCAGCAGCGCCGCGACGATCTGGGCCAGCCGTACCACCGTCCTGTCCGCGTCGCGCAACTCCGCGACGCTGAGTCGGCGCAGGGTGGCTTCGGTGAGCGACACGTCGCCCCGGTCCAGCCACCGGTAGGCGCAGACCACGTGGGTGGCGGCGTCGGTGGGGATGGTGGAGGTCATGCCGCCTCCTCGGTGATGCCGTACGCCTCGGCCGTCTCTACGAGTTCGGGGCACGGAACAGGCTTGCAACGGCTGCGGCAGACCCACCGGAGGGGAATCTCGTAGGCGGGCGCGTGCCGCTCCAGCACCTTCAGGTCGCGTTCGCAGTCCCGCAGGATCCGGGCCGGGTCGTTGGCGGCGATGTGGGCGGCGGTGGCGCGCTGCTGCCGGCCAGTAAGCGCATACGCCTCGGCGCACCGCTCGTCGTCGACCGCGAAGACGTCGTCAAAGTCGGGGTCGAGGCGCCAGGGCCCCGGGCTGGCCGCCTGCGCCACCGCCATCCGTTCCCGCACGGCGGCCTCGATGCGCTCGTGCAGAGTCACCACGTCACCTCGTCGAGGTTGGAGTTGGTGGTCGGCGCGGAGGTCGTCGGGGATCATGACGTCCACTCTCCGATCAGCGCCCCGAGCAGGTACCACAACGGTGTCGCCAGCAGCACGCCGATGAGCGCCACCAGCCGCCACTTGGCTTCACGCTGGCGCAGCACTTCCCGCAGTTCGCGGTGGAAGGCGGTGACCTCCGATGGGCCGCGGCCATATCGCGTACAGGAGGCGCAGTGGTGGCTCATGACTTCGACTCCTCGCCCACGTCGGAGCCGCGACGCCGAAGCCGCCACACGGCAGCCGCGGCGGCGAGGACGGTCACGATGCCGGCGGCGACGATTCCGGTCTTGGTACGCTTCTTCAGCTTGATCATGACTTCGTCCTCGAATCGCCGAAGTTGCAGTCGTAGCCGGGCGTCGACGCCTGCTGCCATTCGCGGATGCACCACAGCCACAACTCGTCCCCCGTCTTGAGCAGCGAGCAGCGGGAGTCATCGCAGCGGTAGACCTGGTCCGAGTCGGTGAAGCGCACGGCGTACATCTGGCTGGTGCTGCCGTCTGCACCGAGGAACCGGGACTGGACGTCGGCGACGGTGCCGTGCACCTGCCGGTAGGAGTGGTACTCCATGTTGAACGGTGGCCAGCCACCGCCGACGAACGCGACCAGCACGATGACGAACAAGAGCGGCGCGATGATGCTGGCGGCGATGGCCACCGGCCGGTCGATGTCATCCGCCCGGCGGCGCCACCGGTTCGCCAGCCACGTCAGGACGGCGAAGACGACCACGCCGAGCACGGTGAAGCAGACGCCCACTACGTAATCGATGGAGACCTTGGTCATTGCTAGAATCCTTTCGTCTGGCGCTCCGCTCGGTCCCAAACCTTGATGCGGGGCGCTGGTCGTTTTTGGGTCTTGCCCGGGACCCCCGCTTTCGGGTGCAGGGGCCCCGGCCGCGGTCCTGTCTCTCCAACCGGACCGCGAGTCTGTGGGCCCAGCCGCCACGAGAGGAAACGGCTGGGCCCGGCCGCTAGTCCGGGGCGACTAGCGGACCGTCCCCACGGAGCTCGCGGCCGCTCGAGCGTCGACGGGGGACGGAAATTCTCTTGGCGTAGCGCCGTTCCTGCCGCTTCGTGAACGTGGGCCGCCCGGTCTGGGCGAGGTAGACGGACTCGCGGCGGTCGGGGGTCATCGCCGCACCCACTTCGGTGTCGGCATGGCGATCGTCAACGCCGAGCAGCACACGAACAGCACCCACATGGGCGGGTTGAAGACGAGCCTGAGCGCAACGCCAAGCGCGAGGACAGGGAGATAGCCCAGCACGAACCAGACCGCATACCGACCGGGGCGGTACAGGCTCAAGAAGATGCGGATCATCACGCCACCCGCTGCTGCTGCTCAATCCAGGCGTCGATGTCGGTCCAGGCGAAGCGCAACTGTCCACCGATCTTGGTGGCCCTGGGGCCCTTCTTCTGCTTCCGCCAGCCGTAGATGGTCTGCAGGGCGACGCCGACGTACGCGGCGAGTTCCTCCGGGGTGACGTACGGGCGACGGCCGGCCACCTCGGGAGTCGTGTTATTGCTGCTGGGATGCCGGTTCTTAGCCGGCTGCCGGGTGGTCGACATGCCCGGAATCCTGGCATGTATTGGTGAACGCTGTCAACTATGTCTGACCAGCCATCGAGGGATCTATTCCGATCGGCATCCTTGACTGACCATAGTGCTTGCTGTCAGAGTGCATGAGTGGTTGTGAGTGGTGAGCTTCGGGCAACGTTGGGCACGCGTGTTACGGACCGAGTGAAGGAGATCGCCCATCAGCAGGGGCTCAGTGGCCGGGAGATCGCCCGCCGCCTCGGCAAGTCCCATTCATGGCTGGCCGGGCTCTACGCCGGCAAACAGCCCTACGATCTCGTCGACCTCGACGAGATCGCCGCGGTTCTCAACACGACCGCCGAGGACCTGCTCGGCATCGGCGTGTACGCGGCGGCCCCCGAGTTCCTGCCGCCGGAGGTACAGCGCACGGTCGACCACTTCGCCCAGTCGCTCATGGCCCGCTGGAACCAGCCCGGCGTGACGCCCGGCCAGCAGCGGGCCCTGCTGCGGGTGGTGAACAAGGCGTGGGAGTACGTCGAGAAGGGCATGGTGTTCTGGCAGAACGGGCTCGCGGACACCCGCAAGCCCGTCCCACGCAAACGAGGAGGCTCGACACCGTGATCAGGTTGTTCCAGAGGAAGCGCCCGCCGTGGTCGGACGTGCTCAGCGAGCGGGACATCAACCAGTTGGCCACTTACAACGGCGAACGCGCACGCGGCATCGTGCACACCGAAGCGTGGGTGGCGGAGATGGCCGAACTGCAGCGGCGGTTCGACTGGGCGATGCGGCTGGGGCGGTGAAAAGAAAAGGCAGCACCGGCCGCGGTCGATCCAAGGAAGCACGCGACATTGAGCGTGCGGTCGTCCGCGCGGGCGGCACGGTAGAGCGGACGGGCCAGGGGCACCTGAAGATCACGGGCCCGGGCGGGGTTGCGATCGTGGCGTCGGATCCGGGCAGCAACGCCATGCGGACGACGCTGAAGACCATCGAGCGCAAGGCCGGACTCACGCTCGACCTCTGAGCCGGTCATAGCGCGGCGCCGATCGCCTCCAGCACCTCGGCCGCACCCGTGCGTACCACCCGGCGCCCGAAGTAGGCGTCCTGTGTCATCGACACCTTGGCGTGCCCGGCCTGGTCGGCCGCGGCCCGCGCCGACAGGCCAGCCTTGTCCATCTCGGTCAGCACCATCTTGCGGAACTTGTGGTTGCCACCACCGAGGCCGGCGAAGGCGTACGCGTCTTTGACCTGACGGTGGACGTTACGTGGATCCCGTAGGCCGTACGTCCCCGTCCGGGTCGACGGGAACACCAACATGGTCTCGGCGCTCAGCCGCTCCTCGACGATCGTCCCGTTGGCCTGGAGCACCTTCACCGTCGGGAAAGCGCGCGGTACGGCGGCGGTCAGCTGGCGCAACTCGAGCAGGCGCAGCGCCCACGACGGCAACTCCAACGTCCGCACGCCGGCCTCGGACTTGGGCCGCTTCAGCACCAGGCCCACACCGACGATGCGGATCACCTGGTGGCGGATCGCCGCCGTGCCGGCCTCAAAGTCGATCGCGTTCTGCTGCAGCCCCAGCGCCTCGGCGTGGCGCACGCCGGTGGAGGCGAGGAACGCGGCGAAGTCGACCACGTCCCGGTCGATGGCCTGCGGGTCATAGGTCATGTACGCGAGCAGCTGGGAGACCTGGGCGATCGTGAGCGCGGTCGCGGGCTGGCTGCCGACCGAGATACGGCCCACGTCGCGTACCGGGTTGGACGCGATCGCGCCCTGCTGCGCCGCGAACGCGCCCATGAGCGACAGCACGGTGCGGGTCATCTTCGCGTTCGACGCGCCATGGTTGTCCTCGATGTCGCGCAGGAACCGGTTGGCGCGGGCGACGCTGAACTCGCGCAGCCGCAGCTCGCCGAGTCCACGCAGGATGAACAGGTCCATCTTGCGGCGGTAGTTGTAGGTCGTGTTCGGCGAGTGCGGCTGGCGCTTCCACTCCGACCACCACTGCTCGGCCAGATCCTTGACCTTCGTGTCGGGCGTGAGGTCGCCGTTGCCGACGATCTTCGCCCGGTCCCGCAGTGCCTCGCGGAGCGCGTTCTCCGCCTGGACCCTGGTCGGCCCGGCGCGCTCGACGTCGCGGGTGATTCCGTCGTAGTCGCGGAACCCGGCCCGGGCGGTCCAGGTGCCGCCGGGCTCCTTCACGGTGCGGATCTTGCCGTAGGTACCGATGGGGAGCGGCGGTCGGGGCATGGCCTTTATCCTCACGCTGGTCGGTGGTCGCGGACCGGTGGTCGGGGATAGTTTCCGGCACCGCCCCCGGAATACTCCCGGAAAACAGACCCCACTGTCAACCACCGTTGCCCACAATGGACCAACGCGTCACGCGGAAATCCGCTGGCCACAACCACTTTCGACCCGAGTGCACCACACCTGACAAGTGGTGATCTTGCTTCCGAAGGGTTGTAGGTTCGAGTCCTACTCGGGGAGCAAAAGCCCAGGTCACAGCCTCGATCAAGAATCTTGAAGAGTCCAGCCCCCGGAAAACCCCCGGAAAACGCGCTCAGTCCTCGTCCCGCGTCTCCTGGTCGAGCGCAGCGGCCGCATAGCCGCGCAGGTAGTCCTCGTTGAACTCCTCGTCCATCTCGGTCAGCACCGTGAGCCCGGTCAGCTCCTCCTCGAGGAGGCTGCTGTTCGAGCGGTACACCGACGAGTGCACGGTCCGCGGCTCGACGATCTTCAGCACGACCGTGTCCGCGCTCATGTTCATCCGGGGCTCGAACACCTCCCGCTGGACCCGGGCGGCGTACTCGGGCCGACCAAGGGCCGCGACGAGCTCGGCCGCGTGCTCGCGTTCCCGGCGGATGCGCCGACGGTGGTCCACCCACGCCGGCACCACGGCGGCCGCCAGGGCGGCCGCCTCGAGGAGCAGGAAGCAGAGGAGCGTCGTCACGCCGGACACGTCGGTGCACGCGCTGACGACGAGAGCGCCCTCGATGGCCGAGGCGGTGCCGAGGGCGACGGTGGCGCCGGTGAAGTTGAAACTGAGGCGGAGCACGGGTCGGTCCCTTCGGGAGGCCACGCCAAAATGGGGCCAGGGTCTGGGGTCCCAACTGCTGATGCACGTTCTACAGTGTGTGATCGGCTGAATACGATCGTCCGTTTAGCCAATTGCATGCTTCGACGTTGGCTTGTTAACTACGCGCCGTAGGAGTGATCCCTTCACAGGGTTTCACTCAGGTGCCCCGGACCCCGGCACGTTCCGTTGTGCGTCCCGCGCCCCCACCGACGAGAAGAACCACCCCGCCCCCAGACCTCGGGCGATTTGTTGATTCATTCACGTTCCGCTCACGCGCCAGCGTGAGCCGGTGGGGGCTGGGCGTCGCCCGGCCAATCCGATCTCTCCCGACTCAGCGAGAGGATCACACCACACCATGGCCTCATCAGGCAAGATGGCCGTTCAGCCGAGGTCGAACTCCCCGTCTCGGGTACCGCGGACGAAGGCGATCCACTCGGCCCGGGTGAAACTCAGCACCGGCCCGGTCGGATCCTTCGAGTCGCGCAGCAAGACGCGTTCGCCGTCAATGGCGAACTCCACGCAGTCGCCGTCGGTCCCCGAATGGCTGGACTTGCGCCAGTCGCGACCCCGCGGTTCCTCGTACATGGCCACTCCCTTTCCCCAGTTACTTCTTGATCTTTCTGGCCGCCGCCCCGATCAGTGCCCTGGACTCTTCGGGGTTCAACGCCATCTGGCGCAGGTCCTGGAACGTGTCCAGGTAGCGGCGGACGTCCTCGGGCCGCTCGAAGAAGACGGTGTTGCGCACCGACTCGACACACGCCAGCGGCGAACTGTCGTAGTCGTCCAGCACGATGAACGGACCGCCAGCCAGTCCGGGGTAGGCGCCAGCCGCGTGCTGAACAACCTGGATCGTCACGTGCTCCCGGTCGTCCTTCGCGAGTGCGGTCAGCTGGGCGGCCATCACCTGCGGTCCGCCGATCGGCCGGTGAAGGACGGCTTCGTCCATGACCGCGACCAGGCGCAGCGGCTCTTCCCGGCCGAGAGACGACGCCTGCCGCTCGTGGCGTACCTCGACCAGGTTCTCAACGACGGCGGGTGCGAGGCCCTCGCCCAGGAACAGCGCCCGGGTGTAGTCCGGGGTTTGCAGCAGCCCGGGCACGAGAACCGATTGGTACGTCATCGCCTCCTTGGCGTAGGACTCCCACGTGATGTAGTCGGCCAGCGGCGCCGACAGGTCGAAGCGCTCCAGCCAGCCCGGCTCTCTGGCCTTCTCCACGAGGGAGATGAGCCGGGTGCGCTGCGGCCCGCGCACCCGGTAGTAGTCGAGCAGGGTGATCACGCTGCGCTTCTGCGGGATGCGCACGGCGCGCTCGATGGCGCCGATCGTGGCCGGATCCAGGTTTGTCTTGTCCGCGACAAACTTCTGCGAGAGCCCCAGCTGGTCGCGCAGATCCCTCAGTTCCCTGCCCACCTGGGCGGCCCGCGCCGTGCTCTTGCGCCGCACGTCCATCACCTTTCGCTCCGATCTGCTCAGTGTCGTTGGCTGCCGACGTGGGCCTCAACCCCGGATGGGCAAACGCCCGATCTTGCGTACACCAACTCTTGCATTCTGACAGACGGAGGCACATGATGGCGGAGTACCGCCGGTCGCTTCCGACCCAGCAACACGGACGTTCGACGGTCACCCGCACCATCCCCGAGAGTCGCCGGCGGGTAGTGACGAACGAGCCGAGCCGCCGGCAGACCAGTGGGGACCTGAACGCGTACCGGGGCCTGACGAGTCGCCAGGCTCGCACGGCGGGCCCCGGTACGCCCTACATGGGAGATCGCTCGTGAGTGATTTAGCCCTACGCCTCATCGCCGTCGTCCTGCTTGTGCTCCTGGCCTTCGTGGGCGCGTTCTTCCTCATCCGCTGGGTCCACGCCTACTTCCGGTTGCGCAACCCCGCGCTGTTCCCGGCGCTGCCGCCGGTCAGGGCGGCCATCAGGCAGATGCTGTTCGACCACGACGGCGAGATGACGACGTGTGTCATCGACGTGAAGCCACCCATGCGCGAACAGCCCCTGCGGTCCGGCCCGCGCGCTATCGAGGCCGCCCCCGTCAGCCGGAGCCGGTCGTGACCCGCCGCCCACACTCCACAGCAGAGGAGCGCGGCGCCCGGTGGTCCGCCGCCTGCGCCAAGCTAGAGGGGGAGATCGAGGCCCTCGCCAACACCGAGGGCCCGCTGAGCCCTGAGCAGACCACGCGCCTGCGCAACCTGCTGTCGGTGGTACTGCGGCCGGAACCGGAGAGCAAGTCATGACCTACACCGCCGAGCAGCGGCAGGACGCACTGGATGCCGAGAGGGCACACGCCGAGGGCAGGTACTGCGACCTCAGGTGCCGCGAGACGAAGTGGCTGTGCGACGTGTGGAACGCGCACTACCCGGTGATCCGAGAACTCCAGGCGGCACGCCTACCAATGACCCCGGACGCGGCGCAGAACCGGGGCTGGAACTCGCCGCGTCCGGCCTAAAGCCCCGGGAGGCGAGGTCCCCCGGTGTTGTCCCCCGCCTCCCGGGCCCGGTCCGCCGAACCTGCACTCGGCGGGCGCACGACCCCGGACTTCCACTCCGCCGCTCCGGGGGAAACGTTGAGGGCCGGCCGCAGGACCCGGCCTGGTCCGTCAGCCCGCCGGGTCAACGAACCCTCACCGGCCGGCCCTCAACGCCCTTTATCCGCGCCCCCGAGTTCCCGAAGGACGTGCCTGTCGTGACGAACGTGTTGACCCTTGTACTCGGCGGCGTCGCCGTCCTCGGTGCCGTCCTGTTCTTCGTCCTGCTCGCCCGCTACCGCCGGTTGCAGCGACAGACCCGGGAGGAGGCTGCCGCCGCGGCAGCCACCGCGGCCGCGGCTGCCGCAGCCCTCGCCGCCGCCGCGGCTGCGCCACCGGATCCACGGGACAACGAGGTGACGTACCCGATCGCCAAACACCCCGCTGCGCTCGCCGCGGCAGCAGCTGCGCAGGCCGAGGTTCTCAGACTCGTCCAGGAGATGACCAGTCCCCCGCCCTACCTGGCCAAGTCGGATCCGCGCAAGGTCGCCCAGCGGCGGGCGCGACGCCAGCCGCACCACGACATGACCCAGCCGGGAACGCCCACCCAGCGCCAGAACGACGGGCGCGGCTACGACCAGGAGGTGGCACAGTGAACACCCAACTGTTGTGGCGCTGGCTGCAGCGCCGACCGGTGACGCCTCCCCCGACCTACGTCCGGGAGTGGGAGGGCGGGTTGCTGAACATGGAGTACGTCGAACACATCGACGGAATCGACTGGCACCACGCCCCCGCGCCACCGAAGTGGCACCGGTGCTGGGCGCAGACACGCGCCGTCCTGCACTTCGAGTTCGTCCGGCGCTGCCCGTGCGGCGGGATCACGTTCGACGGCAAGTACTGGCTGGATCGGAACACCCGCACGCCCGCGGCACGCACCGGCCAGCAGCATGTCGGCCAGCAGCGTTACCTTGCCGACCTCGACGTCGAGGACTAGCCATGACCGCCGACACCCGCGAGGAACGCGATGCCCGGGCGGCCGCCCGCGTCCAGGCCCGGATCGACGCAGCCGTCGAGACGGCGCCACCGCTTCCGGACGACCTCGCCCGACGCCTGCGGGAACTTATCCTGCTCGCCAGCGCCACGGTGACCGTCGACGTCGCCCGGGCCATCCGCGACCAGGACGACCTCGACGAGTTGTGCGGACCCGACCCGGGACCACCGCCTCCGCCGAACGCCCCGCCGCTGACGGCGCGGGAACTGGTCACGTCACCGCAGCCGGTTAGGGTGCGGCCATGAGCACCAAGCTGACCGTCAACCTGGTGTCCCGTTCGACGGACGCGATGGAGGTCGCCAGCGTGTTGACCGGCGACAGCCGCACCGACACCGTCAACCGGGCGTTGCAGGTGTACGCCTACCTGATGGACCAGATCATCCTGGGGGGCCGGCTCCTTCGGCTGGTGGACCCGGATGGCACCGTTCACGCGGTGGAGTTCGAGTGATCGGTCTAGCGCCGCCAGGTGCAGGTCTCCCCCGCCGTGTGCCGCGACACGAGCACCTGGTCCGCCCCGTCCAGCACCCGGACTGAGTGGAAGTCGCCGCCCCAGAAGCCGGACAGCGCCCCGCAGATGGTGGTGGCCGGTTCGATCGCGTCGGAGTCGGCGGCAAGCTGCGTGTGGGCGGTGAGGACCGATCCGCTCCAGTCGACCGAGGTCACCAAATCGCGTGTCCGCGGCGTGACGTTCGGGCCGGCCCAGTAGGCGTCAAACGCCGCCCGGTCGAACGGATCGGCCGCGGGTGGAGCCGGTGTTGTGGTCTGCGTCTGGTTGACGATCGCACCGATGGCCAGCGAGACGAGGCAGAAGGCGCCGAGCGCGATCGTGATGGCTCCGGCGGACAGTGGGCGGCGAGGGGTCATGCGGGCAGGGTGACAGAGCCTCGCCACAGTCGTACGCTGGAGCTATGCCGCGCAAGCTGTACTTGGATGACTTCGCCGCCCTGGTCGGGGTGAAGCCCCAGACGCTGCGCGCGTACCGGGCCCTGTCGAAGGCCCGCTTCCCGAAGGCTGACGGCGTCGACATAGAGCGCGGCAAGGCCCGCCCGTGGTGGTCGCCGGAGACCGTTGAGGCGTGGCGGTCGAATCGGCCCGGATCCGGCAACTGGGGTTCTCGACACGCCCGGGCTGCAAGCCCGTAGCTGTGGGTCACCGGTTTCTGTCCGGTTTGGGTCGGGCGTTCGGCTGAGTCTCCAATAGGCCGTGCGGACATTCTTTGAAATCGGCGACGTTGTGCCCGAGTTTGGCATGAAGAGATTTTCCGGCGAATGGGACGCAAGATCCGCTAGAGCCGTCAAGATCCTTAGCGTAACTGCCGTGGGCTAGATCATGCCTTACATGCGGTCACGCAGAGTACAGCATGGGCTGCATAGCCTGCCCGGGTCCCCTGGCTCATTCGGGCCCGCTGAGCATCGTCGCAGGTCAGTGCCATGGTGGCGCAAGTGCAGCGCATGCTGTACTATAGGAAGTAGGCGCGGGTGCTACGCGCAAGATCTTTTGCAGTAGCACTCGGGGCAATCTGGACATCGGTCCAAACCGCCACACATTGACAACTGCATCCGACGCACGCAGTCGGGAACACACCAGCCCGGGAACGCAGCGCTCAGCGCGCGGCCGGGCAAGCGCCCAGGAATCTCCCCAGACGCATTCGGTTGCGCGGGCGCACGAGGTCGGTCCATCAGGGACCGGCCCCGAGGTGGAGGGAGACCACCATGATCCAGTACCTACGCAGTCTCACTGCGTTCCAGCGAACCCGCTTCTCGACGACGCTCATCATGATCGTCGCGGCGTTCGTGTCCTACGGCCACCAGCGGGAGCTGCTGGCGACGTGGGGCGTTGACCGGGTGGCCCAGTACGCGGTGCCGCTGACTGTCGACCTGCTTGCCATCACCTGCAACATCGCTCTGCACATTCCTGATGTGGCCCGTCGCGGCTTCTGGACCTCACTCGTGGTCCTGGTGCTGGCGGTCGCGGTGTCCGGTTCGGCGAACTTCATCGCCGGTGGGACGCTCGGAGCGAAGTGCGCGAACCTGTGGACCGTCCTGGCGTACCTCCTCTCGGAGTTCGTCACGGCAGCGGTCAAGGCTCGGACCCGGGCGAAGGACCCGGTGCGGGTGGCGGCGGGCAGGAAGGCGGCGGAGGCACGCAAGCGGACGACCCGCAAGACGACCACTCGCAAGCCGCGAGCGCCGAAGCTGCCGGACACGGCCGACGAGGCGAACAGGATGCTCGAAGTTGCAGGGGTGGCGCCGGTTTCCCCGGCGGTAGCGCAGTGAGAGCTGCTCGGACCCAGCAGTCCGGGTAGCTGCTCGGTACGGTGACAAAGGAAGGGCCCCGTCTACCCGGCGGGGCCCTTTCTTTGTGGCGGGGTGGGATTTGAACCCACGGGGGCCGGCGCTACCCAGCCCACTCACAGCGGCTTCACGCTGCTATCCCGTTATGGCCCCAGTCGTTTCCGACCGTACATCTCCGGGCACGCCGTCCGCTTCACCATAACCCAGGAACGCCAAGATGGCCCCGGTCCGAAGACCGGGGCCATTCGTGTGTTTCAGCGCTGGAAAGCTAGAGCGTCTTCACCGCCAGGATCAGCGGCACCAGCACCCAGCAGAACAGCCCGAGTGCCAGCAGGTTGACGCGGCTTGACGCGATGCCGAACGCGGTCAGCGCGAAGAAGATCGCGGCGAGGAGCAGCAGAAGAACGATGATGACGTTCACGTGTAGTCCCTTCCCCTTCCAATGAGCCGCTCGTCGCTACCCGGCGGGGGCGTCAGGGCGGGCGTCTTGGTCGTGTCGACGTTGACGGTGGTGACGGAGTCGGGCGACGAGCCGTACACGACCGGCGGCTTGCCGGCATTGGGAACTGCCCAGACACCGAGCGCGGTCAGGATTGTGGTGACGGCGATGCCGACCCATTCGTTGGCCACGATCGCCACACCGCCGGCCGAGTCGGCGCCCGTGGCCGCGACGTACAGCCCGTAGGCGACGCCCAGCGCCGCGACGATGGCCTTGGCGTACCGGTCCATGACCGTGACTCCTCTACTCAGTCGGACGGCGGCCGCGGCGCGGCCCGTTGGGCTGTAGCGGTGCGCCACCGGCCGGTCTCCCCCGTGGATCGGTGTGCCAATGCAGGTGCTCTTCGAGCTTCTCTTCGATGCTCGTTACCCGGTCCATCAGCGACGGACGTCCGGGGCTGCCGAGGGTCTGGTCCAACAAACGGTTGACCTTGCGCATCAGATGCCACATACGTCGGATGCCTCTCGCCAGGAGGAAGCACACAGCGGCCGCCCCGAGGATCGCGCCGCACACGACGCCGATCGCGGCCCATTGGTCGAGTGACACGGGTCCCCACTTCAGCGGGTCGTGCTAGCCGCAACCGGGGTCCAGGGTTGCGGGGTGGTGCTATCTGACGAACAGCGTGATCACCGCGATGACCACACCGGCCGCGCCGGCCAGGTAGCCCCACAGCGCGGAGGCTCCGGCCCTACTTGAGCCGGTCAGGTCGACGATCTTCTCGCCGAGCGCGGCCAGGCGCTGCTCTGCCTCGGCGCGGGGCATGAACGTGGCCGCCTGATCAGACAGTTGTCCCCTGAACTCGTTGACCGACTCGAAACCGCTTCTCAGCCGCGATCTCGGCCTTGACGACAGCCTTCTCGCTGGCGATCATCGCGATCTGCACAGCCTTGTCCTGCGCGGCGATGGCCGCCTCGAACCGGCGGTCCATCTCGACCAGCAGCGCCATCACGTGCTCGCGCAACGTGATGCCGTCCGACTCCTCCTGCGTGGGCATGGTCAGGTGTCGGCGCCGTCGCGCTCAGGGTCGGCGGCGATCTCGTCGGCGGTGGCCTTGGCCACCTTCTCGACTGCCGCGTCCGTCAGGTCCACCTCGGCTTCGACCGTCACACCCTCGGCCAGCGCCTTCAGGATGGCCTTCTGGCGGCGCACGATCATCAGCGGATAGGACACCTTGTTGCCCTGCCCGTCGTCGAGCTGGGTCACCTCGTCCGCGTCAAGCAGGAGCGCCGTGTTGAGCCGGTCCAGGTTGTACAGCTGACGCGCCTGTTCGGTGTCCATGTCGGCTCCTTCTTCGCTCGATTGTCCGGTGATCGCGGCCAGGACGAGGCGCATCGTTTCGGGGTCGTCCGCGGATCCGTTCCAGAACCCGACGTGCAGATGCCACAGATGCGAATCGTCGGAGCTCGACGGGCCGCCCTCGTACCAGCCGACGACAGTCTGGCCGTCGAACGTTCCGAACCACTCCGCCACCCCGGGGCACTTCCCGAACCGCACCAGCTCGTCCATGCGGTGCGACGCGGCGTACAGCACCTCGCCCTGGATGCCGACGTCGAGGGCCCGGTAGATGTCCTGGTCGCCGTCGTGGTCACGCGCGTCGGTGGTGCCGTAGGACCGGTCGGTGCAGTAGGCCGATCCGCGGTCCCACGCGGCGGAGCGGTGCCGGCCGTACAGGTGGTTGTTGTCGCCGGGCGCGCCGATCGAGGCGGCGCCCATGTTGTAGAACTCACGCAGCGGCTCGATCAGCAGCGTCGTCAGGTTGTCGGGCACGTACTGGTCCTGCCAGACCTGCTCCTGGGCGAGCTGGAGATAACTGGGCATGGGTGAACCTCCCTACGCCGTCCCCTCCCAGACCACCCGCATGGACGGGTAGGCCAGGTTGGCTACATCGGTGTTGAGCCCGGCGCCGGTGTTCTGGACGCCCATGATCTCGACGTAGTCGCCGACGTTGAGGAACACGGTGCCGGCGACGGCGATGTACCCGCTCGTCCCGGCCGCGGCGGGCGGGCCGATGCGCCTGGTCCGGTCCTGCTGGGTGCCGTTGACGGCGACGACGGCGCCGCGGAACCCGGCCGCGTTGGCGGCGTAGGTGTAGGCGCCGATGACGCCGTAGTAGCCGGCATAGACGGCGGTGAAGCGGCTCGTGTTGACCGACGTGGAGTGCCCGCCGGAACCGGACGGGTCCCGGTCGACGTATTCGGTGTCGAACGTCAGCGCCGTGTAGACGTTGTTGGGGATCGACTGGACGGCCACCGAGTAGACGTCGCACAGCGGCCGGGCGAGGTTGAACTGGATCGGGTCGCGGATGTAGGCGTTGGCTTCGGACGAGGTGGCGACACCGTCGGTGAAGGTGTGGGATGCGGGGACGGTGGCCACCGGTCAGCCCCTCTCAGAACGGGCGGGTGTCAATGCCGCTCCAGTAGGAGGTGCCCCAGCGGAACCACGGCCCCGACACCAACGTGGACGGGGTGATCTGCGCCGCCCCGTTGACGGTCCACGCCCGGCCGGCCGAGTCGGTGAAGCTGGTCGTACCGGCCAACTGGGCGGAGAAGTTCGGGTTCGCGACGACCGTGCCGTCGATGCTGCTGCGCACCTGCGCGGCGTGGACCCTCATCGAGGTCGACCCGGCGACGACCAGGCCGTTGTCGTACGTGCCGATCTCGAGCACCCCGGTCCCGTTGAATATCGACGTCGTGCCACCGGCCACCACATCGGCGCCGAGTTGTGTCCACGGCCCGTTGACGCTCGGGGCGGTGTAGAACCGTGCGGTACGTCCGGCTGCGCCGTTGTCCACGTCGAGGGTGGCCCGCACCGAGCCGCGCACGCCGTTGGCGTAGGACACAATGGCGGTGCTGTCCATCGAGAGCAGGGTCGCGTTGCTGCCACCGGTGGTCCAGATGATCCGCAGCGCGCCCGTGTCGAGCAGCGCCAGCCCGTAGGACTGGTTGGCCGGCTCGTCCCACTTGTGGACCAGCGTCTGGTATCCGCCGACGACGGTCCAGTCGGGCATGGTCACATCGGCCCGGAGATCAATGTCGCCGACGATGTCGAGCGCGGCGTCGTCCGGTGTGGACGCGTAGTTTCCGGTCGTGCCGGTGAGGAACAGGCCGCCTGCGCTCAGCGTCCCGATCAGCGCCCCCGTCTCCCAGGTGACCGTGCGGGCGTAGGTGGTGGCCCGGTGCTGGATGCCGCGAACGACGAGCGTGTCGGCGCCGGTGGGCCATTCGTTGGGCAGGCCGGTGAGGCGGATGCGCCGGTTGCGGCCGATGCCCAGCAGGAACGCCTTCTCGTCGTCGGTGCGGTGCAGCAGGTTGATGGTGAGGCTGGGGCTGCGCATGCGTGGCGTCGAGTTGTAGGTGACGGTCCAGTGGGCCAGGTTGGCCGGGTCGGCATCCACGGCGGTGGTGAGGGTGGCGAAGAACGGGTAGATGACGGTGGCGCCGGGCGCGGTGTAGCGGGCGGTGGACCCGTCGACCTGGGTGACTTCGGCGTAGTTGAACGGCCGGTCCAGGCGCAGCGTCAACGGTTGCGTCAGCCAGCAGACGGGGATTAGGGCCGGGTCCTGCGCCAGCCCGCCGACGCTGCCGGAGGAGACGTGGAACGGGGCCGGGATGCTGCCGTAGCGGCTTTTGTGGGCCGCCCACCGCGGCGCGAGGGCCTGCGGCATCGGCTACTCGAACCGGTCCACGTGTGCAAGATCATTCATACCAGCAGACCCAGCAGCGCATGTCGACGGCTGTGGTAGGCGTGGTGGCGCGCACGCGCAGGAACTTGCTCACCGGGATGATGGGCGCCTCGTCGGGCATCCACTGGTAGCTGTAGGCCATGGCGGCGGCGGCCTCGGCGCTCGTCGACGACGGCGACTGGGCGTCGAACACACGCGTGGCGGTGATGGCACCTTCGACGGTGGAGGTGTAGCCGGTGTTGTTGACGCCCAACGTGAGCAGGCTGGCGGGGGCGTTCGCATCGAGGGGCTGGACGCCGGCGGCGACGTGCGCGGTGACGGTGGCGGCCACGTCGGTCTGCAGGAGTTCGATGACGGCGTCGGCGCCGGGCGGGTCGTCGATGCTGTAGCCCCACGAGATCAGTTTGATCATGCGGGTGGCGGGGGTGGAGAGCTGGAGCATCGTTTTGATGACGGTGCCCGTGGTGACCGACGCCTGTGCGGCGGTGGTCGGCATGGGGCCGTTCCACGTCCTGTACCTGTGGATCACGGGCGCTCCCTAGACGGCAGGAAGCCGACCGCGCTGGGCGATCGGCTCGGGATTTGGCGGGCTAGATGTTGAGCAGGGTGCGGCGGTCCGCGAACGTGGTGAGGCCGGTGCCGTCGATGTACAGGTCGCCCTGCTCGGTGTCACGGGCTTCGTACATGGCCTGCGCGACGTTCAGACCGGCTAGGCGGGCCCGCGACATGATGGACTGGCCCGGGTCCACCTCAACTAGTTCCGCGTCCGTTTGGCCGCCGTACCGGGCGAGGGCCCTGATGCGGTCACCGGTGGTCTGGCGCTCAAGGCCGTACAGGCCGACTTCGCGCTGGGCGAGGAACTCGGTACGGCTGAACGTGCCGCTGTCGACGTAAACCTGGACGTGCGCAATCGAGCCGTTGATGCCGAATGAACCGACGGTCATCTTGGTGAAAGTGACTGAGGCCGGCGGGCTGCCGCCGAACGACGACGAGGCCGTCGTTGCGTCGAACCACATCTCCTGTGCTGCGGCCAGTTGGTAGTGGCCGGCGAAGATGTGCCACACGTCTGGACCGGCCCACGTGCCTTCGAAGTTGGTACCCCACGGCCCGGCGGCGGTGATGATGGCGCCTTTGAACTCCCCGCCGGTGGATGTTCCGTCCCGGAAGAGGGACGCGGCGTCAAACTGTGAGGTTCCCTCAAGGAGCACATAGTGTTCGCCCAGCGCCCCGCTGCCGGCAAACTCGTCGGGCGACGACCTGACCCAGCAGACCAGGGTGAGAAACTGTCCTGTGCTGAGCGTGATCGGCGTCAGCAGGGTACAGCGGAGTTTGAGGGCCTCCGTGTCGAAGGCGTCGACCGGCGCCCAGAGCACCGGCGCCGCGTCTTCGCCGGGTGGCGGTACGCCGGCATTGAACTGGATCAGGTCAGTCGGGGCACTCGTCGGGTGAGCACCATCGATTGCTAGGCGCTTCAGCGCACCCTGCTGAACCGGCCCCGCCGACTCGCCCTCGATGCTTCCCACCAGGGGCCAATAGGCCACGAGACCAGCGGCGCCGGGCGAGCCGAGGATGTGCGCCCCGAGCGTCGACACGAACGTCTGCGACCGCTCCCACAGCGACAGCTGGTCCACCGCCGACACCTGAATGGTCTGGTCCTGGTTCATCGACACGTTCACCGAAGCAACCTCGGGGAACTCGACGAAGCCGGTGAACGTGTAGATGCGGTTGCCGCCGATCAGGTCGAAGAACCGGATCCCCATGCCCGTCGACAGGGCGAAGGCGGACAGGGCGTTGGCGGGCGTGTACTTGAACCCGACGTTGTGCAGCACCAACGTCAACGAGCCGGGGTCGCCCGCCACCTCAGCGGTGGTGCCGTTCGTGGCGTACACCGGTGCGGTCATCGAATCCACATCGGCGGTGATGTCGGTCCACACCCCGGCCGTGTATTCGACCTCGACGTGCCACAGTTCGTAGGCGCTCACGTCAGACCCAGCGACGCGAGACCGGCCTGGCGCTTCAGGCTGAGCAGCTCCTCCCGTAGCGTCCGACCGTCAGGCGTCATGTGGACAACCTTCAGCACACCGACGACGCCGTTGTTGTCGGCCCGCTGCTGCTCCGGGGTGAGGACCTTCTCCCCCGCGTGGGCGATAACCATCTGCGCCGACCCGGGCGGGCCCTGCACCATGCCGCCGTAGGCGAACTCCTGGATCTGGCCGCCGCTCGAGTAGGACGTCGTGGTGGCCGAGTCGGACGGCGAGTACCGTTCCCCGGCCCGATACTCGTGGTAGGCGACGTTCACGTTGACCGTCTTGCCGTCCAGGGCATTGAGCTTGTCCATGACGCTGCGGGCGAAGGTGTCGAAGTCATCGGCCGCCTTGCGCAACTGCGGACCGAGGCCGGGGATCCAACCGAACGTCTGCTCCGCCGAGTGGATGATGAACCCGAGGTTGATCAGGAAGATCTCGGTGAAGAACTTGATCACGTCGACGACCCGGGCGGCCATCCAGATGATGCCCTGGAACGCGGCCGTGATGAGGTCGATGGAGGACACCAGCGACGAGCCGAACAGCGGGATCGCCACGTCGGAGATGAACCGGCCGAGCTTCTCCAGACCCTCCTTGTTGTTGGAGACCGTGGTGACGATCTTGTCCCACGCTTCCTTCAACGCCGGCAGTACCTTCTCGCCCAGCGCCTTCAGCGAGTTCATGACCCGCTCGGGGACGTCGGACCCGGCGAAGATCCCCGTCACCTGCCCCGTCATGTCCTTGATCTTCTGCAGCCCGGCGGGCAGGGCCGTCGCCACAAAGTCGAGCAGCTTCTTGATACCGGGGATGGCCGGTTCGGTGAACGTCGCCAACGCCTGCCCGGCGTTGTCCTTGAACGTCGACCACAGGCCGGCCAGCGTCATCGACTGGCGCTGCATCATGCCCGTCAGGCGCTGCAGACCGGTGCCCTGCTTCTCCTGCACCGCGGCGAAGATGACACCCGCGTCGACCTCGCGGCGGGTCACCATCTCCATCGCCTCAGCCACGTCGACGCCCAGCTTCGAAGCCAACGTCTCCCAGGCGGGGATGCCGGCCTCGGTCAGCTGCATCATCTCTTCGCCGGTGACCTTGGTCTTCTGCTTCATCTGCGTCAGCGCGGTCACGGCGCGTTCGATGCCCTCGGCGCCGGTGCCCATGCCGGCGGTGGCGTCGCCGAGGGTGGTCAGCAGCGGGATGATGTCGCTCGCTGCGACGCCCACGGCCAGGAGCCGGGAGGCGGCCGAGCGCAGCTGCGGCATCTCGAACGGGGTGGCGGCGGCGAACTTGAGCAGCTGGCCCAGGAACTCCTGCGCCTTCGCCGCTGAGCCCAGCATCAGCTCGAAACTGACGGCGGCGGTTTCGTTCGCGGCGGCCATCTTGATGCCGAACGCACCCGCCGCCGCGGCCGCCGAGCCGAGCGCCACCGCGCCGGTGATGGCGATACCGCGCAGCATCGACGCGACGCTGGCGAGTTTGCCGCTCAGCCCGTCAAGGTGGGTGCCGGTGGTCTTGACCGAACCCTGGAACCGCTGCGACGACACCTCCGCCGTCCCGATCGCCCGGCCGTACTCGCGGGCGTTGCCGGCGGCCGAGTTCATCTGCCGCGACAACTGCGACACGGTCCGGTCGAGCTTCTCCAGCACCCCGGACAGCTGGTCGTTGCCGTGCAGGTTCCAACTCAGGGACTGGGTCACGACTCACCACCCGTCCGCTTCAGAATGTGCCTGGCCAACTGCTGAAACTCGTACTCGGTCAGGCATCCAAATTCGGCAGGGGTATATCCGTAGAACTCTCCGAACCATCCGAGCCAGTCGGATCGGGGACCGCAGAGTTCACCGCTTTTCCCACTGCCTCAGCCAACGGCGCCCAGCCGGCGAACCCGGCGATGTACACCTTCATGGGCGGGCCGTCGTAGTCGTCGAACTTCAGCGTCGGATCGTCGCGGCGGTCGACAATCCAGAACACGGCCCGGATCGCGTCGGCGTCGAACTTGGGCAGCGCGTCGAACATGAGCTCGGCGAACGTCAACCCGATGCGCTTCTTCACCTCACCCAACTCGCGGCCGGTGAACTCGCCCGGGTCGATGTCGTAGTCGCGGCCGTTCCACGCCACGATCCAACTCACAAAGGGCTCCTCAAAGAGTCAAGCGTGTGGTCGACGATGCGGGCGACAACCTTGGTGATGCGGGGCCGGTGATGCATGACGGGCCGGTCGAAGTACGGTTCGCCGAACTGGGTGACCCACCGGTCCCGATGCCCCCACGTCGGATGCCGCCAGCCTGAGCTGCGGTTGAGGTAGCGGGGCAGCTTCTGCTGGTTGTGCGGGAAGTTCGAGACCTCGATGTACACCTTCGCGCCGAGGCGGAACCCGGTGTAGGCGACCTTCGACTTCACCGAATGGGCGATGCGTTCCCGCAGTCCGGTGGACATGGAGGTGCGACGGGCGCGGGTCGTCTTCCCCTTCGCCGCGGCCTTCGACTGGCGGCGCATCTCGGCCGCCAGGTCGAACCGGGCCCGGCTGCGCGAACCACGACCGCCGGTGCCTCTGACCTTCATGCCCCTGGCTTCGCGCTGAATGTCGTAGACGACCGTCTTCAGTTCGGCCTGGATCGCGGTGGTGGTGGCCTTGCGGATCGCGGCACCGCGGGCACCGGCCGCGCGGAACCGTGACGCCAACTGGGCGAACTTGCCGGCGTCGGAGAGGACGATCTCCACCTAGTCCGGGTCGCCTTCGTCCGCGTCGCCGTCGCGCTGCTCATCGTCGGGCGGCGGCTGCGGGTTCTCGATGATCTCGACCGGAACGGTCAGGTCGTCGACAAAACGATCGCCGCTGCTCACGCTCACGACGGTACTACCTCAACGTCTATGTGCCTGACGCCGTAACTGTCGGGCTCGCTGACCCGTGTCATTCGATACGTCAATCCTCGGTTGAGCACGACCTCACCCCGGTCCAACAACGGGCGCTCGTATCCAACAGGATTAGGGACGCTGAACGCCTTCGTTCCCTTCGGTGCCGTAATTCGCAACTGCGCCCCGCCCGGGGTTATGCCGGTCAGGTGGTAGGTGCCGGGCGCCGTCGAGGTGGAGACAAATCCATGATCGACGTACGTAAGGCCGACAGCGGGCTCATGGCCGCCCAGCATTGCGTGCGTGCTGGCAACACCACGGGTCACAACGATGTCATGGGGCAACGACTGACCGGCCATGGCCTCGTCCATGCCCCGAGTTACCCGCGCCGAATAGCGATCCCCGTGGTCCTCTGAAATTTCACCCTTGTTCTTGCGCAGCATGGTATTTGTTTCACGATGCCCGCTCGAGCCGTATTCGTTCACGGCTTCATGCGCTGTATCGCTCAACGGCCCCTTATGCAGCGCCGCCCCATGGGCGTCCGCGCCACTCAGGGGGGTTGCGCCACCGCCGGGCGCGGGAGCGAACTTACCGTGTGAGTCGTGGTTGGGGTTGTGCCGCTCCGCCTGTAGCACCGCGAGCGGCCCCGGGTCGTAGACCATCAGAACGCAGCGTCGAGGTTCTCATAGAGAAGCTGAACCGCGGGCAGCGTCCCCGCCGGATCGCCGAACGCCTTGATGGTGGTCTTGTTGTCCAGCGTGCCCGGTCCGGTCACGTTCGGCCCCACCGGGCTCACGATCTTCGAGTACGGGTAGATGATCGACACCTTGCCGAACTGCGCCGCCCCGGCGTCGATCTTCCCCACCCACGACAACTCCAGCGCCGCCGTCGTGTAGGCGGCGTAGATGTCGTAGACCTGCGTGCGGGACTGGAACTCCAGGTCCAGATCCGACGTGTACTCCATGAACCCGTTCAGCAGTTGCTCCGACTTGGTGCCCAACCCGCCCGAGTAGAACCCGTCCGTGCGCAGCGGCAGCGTGCCCTTCGACGACACGCCACGGCAGCCGGCGATCTCCGTCCCGCCGGCGACCGTCACCAGCCCGGACCCGATCGACGGGGTGCCGCCCAGCTTCGCCGAGAAGCAGTTGAACCGCAGCGGCTCGTTCGACGTCGCGCCCTGCCCCGTGGCGTACACGGCACTGGCCAGCGCGGTGCCGGTCGCCTCGTTCCAGCCGTCCAACGTGAACCGCAGCTTCAGCAGTTCGTTTCGGGCCTGCGACAACTCCCACTGGGTGATCTTCGCGCCGTTGATGGTCATTGCCCGGTTCGTGCCGGTCGCGGTTGCCTCGGGGAACCCGAACTGGACGGTGAGCGAGCGGCCCGACGTCTCCGACGGGGTGTGGATCTGCCGGTAGAACGAGCCCGACACCAGCACCGGCGCCGACAGGGCCGAGTTGAGCATCTGCTTGAACAGCAGGCCGAGGCCGCGGGTGCCGACGTTGAGTTCGACCTCACGCGCGACCTGCTGGCCGACCGACGCCGTACGGTCGACGGTGGGCACCATCACGCAGCCGCCGAGGCCCTCGTCGGTGACGGTCAGGAGTTGCAGCCCGTCGCCGCCGATCGTGACGTGCTTGTAGAAGTGGTCGACCGTGACCGGCGTGCCGACCACCGTCTCGTTCTTGAAGCCGAACTGGCTGCAAATTCCGCTGCCTACCGCCATGATCGACTACTCCTCGGCCTCGTCGTCAGTTTCGTCGTCAGTCTTCTTGCTCGCCTTCTTGGCGACGGTCTCGTTGCGCCACCGGGACTTCGCCCAGGAGCGCTGTTCCGGCGGGTTGCCGGTCTCGATCAGGTAGTGGTCTTCGTTGTCCTCCAGCACCACACCCGGGAAGTCGACGATGCAGTCCGGGTCGACCTGCTTGCCGATGACCGGCACAGACACGGCCTCGGCGCCGAGGTAACGCAGCCTCACCACGTCGGGCATGGCGAACTCCTAGATTCGGGTGCGGACGAAGGCGGTGAAGTCGACGAAACACTCGGGCCCGTCGGGGGTCTGCAACTGCTGGATGCTCGACACGCTGCTGGTGCACCACATCACCCGGGCCAGGTTCAGGGTGGAGCCGCGCAACGCGGCCCCGCACGCGGCATAGACGTTGATGGCGCTGCGACGGACGTTGCGCATCGTCGCGTCGGTGGTGGTGCTGCCCCGCTTCGACGCGATGCCGCACGGAACGGCGATCGTCTCGTCGACCTCCGACACGGCACCCGAGACGCCCATGGTGGCCCAGTCCCAGGCGACCTCGGTGGTGGAGTCCTGGTCGTCGACCTGGACCCGGCCGCCGACGACCAGCATCGAGTCGGCGGCCCAGTCCACCGCCGGCGGACCGTCGAACGTACGCAACGTCCCGGCCGTCACAAGCGCAGCGATGGCCGAGTTGGCGACGAACAGGTCGTACACGCCGTCCAGCACGTCGGCGACGATGGTGTCGCTCACGCCACGCCCGGAATCAGGTCCGGCGCCAACAGTTCCATCGCGCGTCGCGGGACGGCGAAGCCCATCGGCGTCGGCACCAGGTCATCGGAGCGGAACCCGCGCCCGGCCGACCCGTTCTGGATCTCCCACAGGTGCCGGCCGACCTCGAGCCCGGCCAGTTTGACCCGCTCCGGAATCGAGGCCAGGCCGGCCGTGTAGACCAGCGTGTACCAGTTCGGCGACACCGAATAGCGGAAGTGGATCGACTGGGTTCCGGCGTCGGCGAAGTAGGCGGAGGAGGAGATGACGGTGCCCTGGTCGGGGGTGATGGACGTGATCGCGGAGATGGGCCTCTTGCGGGGCACGATGTCGCAGTAGCCGTCCACCCAGTGGATTTCGGTAAAGCTGGCGACACTGAGCGGGCCACCGATGGCGTACTCGGTCCACAGGCTCGCCGCGGTGAGGAAGAACGTGAGTTCGGTGTCGTCGGTGACGTCGCCGCGGTTCAGGTGCGTTTTGAACTCGGCCAGCGTCGCCACCAGAGTCATCGGTTACTCCTTGGTCGACTTCGCGTCGGTCGACTTCGTGTCGCGCTTCTCGGCCGGGACCGCGGTGGCTGTCTCCACCTCGTCCTCGACGACCGGGATGGCGATGCCCGACGCGCACAGCTGCGCACCCTCGTCCGGGGAACATTCCAGAATCTCGCCCGGCGCCGGCCACGCCACGCCCGACCGGGTGCCGGACATGCCGACCTGCATCCGAACCTTGATGTTCTTCATGACAACAACCCTTCATATGCCGAGGCCCAGAGCTTCCAG